AAAGTCTGTCGGGTTCCAATTCTTAGATACAATCGTTTCTGAAAGTAATCTGAACATTGGTTCGATAAACTCTTCGTCCTTAGGAGTTAGTTCCGATTTGTCTAGGTTGGGATAGTAAGTATTATAATCTATATCCCCTCCCCAAAACCCAAATTGAGCAATGGAATCCGGTGTAGGATTTTTCCATTTGTAATAATTCTCTGAGAAAGCCTTGGCTCCCACTGCTTCTGGGATATACCCAGCCATAATGGTATGGCCTTGACCTATCATCATAGAATCAAGATGCTCTTTGTTTTTCTTTGTGAATTTACTCATCTTGCTTTAGTATTTTGGTCTCCTCTAGAAGGAGCCGGGTTTACTTTATCTCTTGACCTACGAGCAGATTGGTTTTTATCATCCTGCCTTTGTTTCTTCTTAGTACCCTCTTGTGGGTCTGTATTACCACCCTTAACAAATTGGTCCTCAAGTGAAACTCTTGGTTCTTTCTCATCAGGAGAATCATAACCCATTGCCCAAGCATATTGCTCTTGACTAATGATACCAGCCTTATACAATAAGTCAAGGTTCTGTATCTTATACTGAAGACCTTGTTGGATTTTAACTTCATCAGAAACTGTAGAAGTTCCCCAATCAATCTTCATCCCCTTATTATTAAAGCCTGCCAGACGCAGTTCTAGAGAATAAAGTCGGTCTAATACATAAGCTACAAGCATTTGGATATTTTTTAACTGGCTAATCATCTTAGACAGCATTATACCAGTTGCACCTTCACCAGTAGTAGATGATACCCCAATGATAGAGCCATTAACTCCCAACCCATTTGCTACAGATTGTTGGTTCATATTCCAAGGCTTCTCGATATTACCGAGCTCCTTAGTAGTAGAATTTAGTTTGAATTCATGGTCATCTATGTAACCAGCAACTACTCCATCCTTCATACCCTCTTTAACATTACGTTTAAGGATATTGAGTTCATGGTATAATCGAGATTCATAAGCTTTGATACTCTCGTTGGGTCTTTGTGGAGATTTCTGCATTTTAGCTTCTAAGAAACCAACCATACCACAAATCTCCATGATATGTTTGAAGTTAATCTTCATATCATTTTGTCCTTTGAGAGAATCCAATGCAGGCATAAATGGAGGAACTCCATAAGGTTCATCGGTATCATTGAACATACCAACATAGAAATAGGTTTCTGGGTTAAGCTTAATGTAATCTTGTTGCTTAACAAAGAAATTTATATTCTTTTGGTAAGGAGCATACACCCCATTTAATTCACGTTTAAACTTGATGTGTTCTGGCTTAAGGAATAATACAGTAGCCAAACCATCAAGCTTATCATTTGGTACTCCTTCTACGGATATTGCCCCACTTACAAGAAGTTGAACAATCATTTTATTAACTAAACCATCTATACCAGCAGTATATCTGGTCCATCCCTTGGTGGCTTTCTTAAGATGTTCTCTCATCTTTGAAGCCTCTTCATCGGTATTATTAGGGAAAGTTACTGTATGACTGGTGTTAGCTAACTTAAACATATCTTGCAATGCAATGCCCATATCAGGATTTACCTTATATAAATCCCGAATTAAAGGTATCACATCAACACGAAAAGAGGGTTCAACTAATTTAGTCAACCCTTGTAATGATGTAATTAAGTTATCGCTATCATCGTCAACTGAAACCCTACCAGGTGAAATTGATGTGGCAGGCTTTTCCTCTTTATTAGAGGATGTACCATTCTTGGGAGGGTCCTTCTTACGTCCCCAACCCCAACTAAAATTGAAGTACTTTTTCATCTTGGTTGTACGATTACGTTAGTTTTTCCTTTCCTTATGTGATTACATATTGCTTTTCCGAAGATATCATCATCTGCATATACATCTCCTTCAAGGTCTACATCTACCGCTGAATTATTAGCCCTATGTTTACCCATTGCAACAGGTCTGCCCAAACCATCGTATATAAAGGTATAAGCTTCTTGTACAAAGAATGGATCCTTAATGATTACATGATCTAATCGAATATCTTCTTCCAAGTTCTCTATTATCACTGAACGATTCTTTTGGGTGGTTAACCAACCAGGGGATTTATCCATTTCAGGTCTACTTTTACCTTTTTTCTTTAGCATCTTCTGGTAGTAGTAAAGGTTAGGGTATCCTTCATCTTGAAGCTTAGAAGTTACTGATAAACCAACGTCATTAGATTCTGGAGCTATTACTGCCCAGTTAAACAACTTCCCAGTATCACCAAGTAACTTAGCATAAGCTCCCACTGCCATTCTTCCCTTATATACTACTTGTTCTTCTCCTAGCTTATCCATACAAGTAAATGAAGAGTAGTCAGAAGCTCTACCAGTTGAAACGTCTGCACCAATGAAATATTCTTTATCTGATTCGGGTTCACAGAATTGTCGGTATTGACCATTAAATCTCTTCTTAATAACTGGGTAATCACTAAGGCAGTCTTCGATAGCTTTAATATCGGCTAAGTCGAAGACTGTATTACCAGATGATAAGAAGTCACCATCAATTTCTTGTGCAGTTCGTTTTGCTCCCAAAGCAGAAGACATTTGGTTATACCAATTGATATCTCGTTCTGGGTGCATTTGCCAGTATAATCGAATTGGGTTAAAAGGATTACCTCCTGCAATGGCATCTACCCAAGTTGAGTGATAGAAATTACCAACTCCATAGGGAGTGGAATTGACGATGGCAGCTCCACCAGTGGAAAGAGTAGGGAATGCAGCAGCCCAAATTTGAGCAGCCCATCTTACTACTGCTGCCTCGTCAATTACCAGAAGAGAAAGGGATTCCGAACGACCGGCTTCGGATGATGTCGGAATTGATTCAATAAATGACCCATTATCAAATTCTATCATGGAAGCAGAACCGTATTCTCCAGCTCTACCATTGATTATGGGAGTTTGAAGGTACCATGGAAGATTCTTGTACATGAACTTAATCTTCTTAAGCACCTTCTTAGCAGTTGTGTCTTTGATAGAGATAATGTTTATCTTTTTGTTGGGATGGTACATCGCCAACCAAAGACAGTACATTGAAATAAGTTCTGTAATTCCTGCCTGACGGAATTTGAGAATGATATTGAATCGTTGGGCAATGAAATTGTAGAGAACTGATTTCTGAAATGGGTATAAATCAAATCTTACCTTTCCTCTTACTGGATGTATCACATAGCAAAAAAGGCTAAAAAAGAAAACATCACTAGAAACTCGGGATAGGTTTGATAGCTCCTCCCGAGTTAATGTAGTTCTAGTTTCTGAGATAGTCTTTGCCATTACTTAAAAGTTATACGTTATTTGAAATTCGATGTCAGTACCCATCCCTGATTTTATCTTCGGGTAGTAAAAGGTATTGACTCCGAATTTGTAATTAAATCTCTTAGTCTTGATTGAAAGACCAGCTCCCATATCGAAGAGATTATTGAAAGGTCTGTATTTGCCATAGACGTATGGGCTAAGTGATAACCTTGCAACTTTCTTTCGAGTTAATTGACCTTCATACCAGTTGTAGTTGTACTTATCTAAGTCGATTGGGAATAATCTAGTTGAATAAGTGTTAGTCTCCTTATTGAACAGACTTAAGTTCAACTTATCTTTCTTCAAAACAATTTGAACCAGGGAATCTTGGTTACTGATAACTGGCTGCCTTAGCATGGAATCAGGAAAGAGAGTTGGCTGCTTATTATCATGAACTAAGATTTTACCTGGTTCAATTTTTTCTGAGTACTTCTTCTCTGGTTTGAAGGGTTTCTCTGTGTATACTGTATCTGGGATTTCATTGACCGCTAGTTCTAAGGAATCAACCTCTCGAGAAAGTTTGTAATTCCTGAAGCAAAGGTAAATAGTAAATCCTAGAAGTACAATGAACAAGGCCCTCTTAAATGTCTTCATACTTGATGAATTTCTTAATCTTACTCTTCAACCAATAACGTTCTACTGGACTTAAGTTTGACTTAATGATGTGGAACTTGAATTGAAAAGTACTTTTGGTTTCAATAATCTCAAAACGTATCGAAGGTAAATTCCGATAAATAATCCGAAAGAACTTAATAATGTTGTTAATGTTCAATTCGGTAATTTGGTACTTTACATTAATCATTCTCATAATTCGGTGTATTAAGTTTTCAAATTGAAATAGTCGCACGCTTTAATGATACTATCTATTCGGTAATCGCTAAGCGATTACCTTTATCGAACGAAGTGAGATAATATCCAAATATACTACTTACGATATGATATATGAATAGCTATATATACGCAGATAAATATATAGATATATATACGTAGTATATTATATATCTATATATTTCAAGGCACCCCAGAAACTTATATATAAGACTTTATATATAAAGCTGAAACTCAAGGTTTCTTGGTATTTGCCTTTTTGAGGCATTCCTTAAACCAATAACCTATTTCACCTACTGCCCCTTTGGCAATTGTATATCTTGCCTTGTTAAGCCAATAATGGTAATCCTTAAAATCACCTTCGAAGGTATCACCATTCTTGTGAAGGTAAACTTTGAATTTATCTGGGAATCCCATAATTGCCTTGAAGTCTTCGATTCCCAAAGGATAACCATCAGGTCTGAATTGCCTATCTGCAGGTCTGAGAGTTAATGGGGGTTTATCATACTCTAATCGATATACTCCTGGAAGAGTACTCATCTTTGCAGTTTTGATAGGCCACTTCTTTTCATCCTTGAAATCTCTAACCCAGAGTCTATGTATCTTTGCTACTGTAAGATTCTTCTTTTCAGGAAGCTTCCGATAGTCATACATTGCCAGAGTTTTACTCATAAACGGGATCTGGTTAGTATTATTTTCCTGAGAGAATGTGAGTGGTTTTAGTAGATTTCTAGTAATTGTTGGGTTTTTTACTTGAAATACTTCATCAAAAGCATTCAAATATTTCTTACCCGTTTTTCTATGTACTCCAATGATAAGTAATCTCTTTCGTGATAACTGTGAGTTACCGTAGTCAGAAACGCTTCTTTCGTGAAAAATAAGTTTATAGTCTTCAAGAGTTTTTTGAAGATATTCTTTTGGGAGCAAAGATAGCAAACGAGGTAAGTTTTCAATAAGAAATATCTTAGGTTTATAATGTAAGATTGATTGAATTACTAGATTCAGGGATTTATTCTCTTGGGGATTGCCCAATTCTTTTACTTTTGAAAGCCTCATAATAGAAGATGCTCCACAGTCTGGACTTGAAAGTATGATGTCTGGCTTACAATCTGGGAAGGTTTCATCTTTATAATATGGTATACCACCAAAGTTCAATTTCCACTGCTCTAAGCCTTTAGTATAAAATACTCCTCGAGTTTCTATATTAGCTATCAAATTCTTTCTAAAAGGGAACAAAAGGATGCCTGCACCAGCAGACACCCCTAATACTTTTAATTTTTTCATTTCTTGTAGCTTCTCAATTTAATGTACTTAATCCAAGCAAATGGCTTACGGTCTTCCAAGTAACTCAGATTCTTATCATTATTGTGGGCTTCTTCTTCGAAACTTACATCATGATATCTTTCGTTCTGTTTATCCCACTTGGCAAAGCACATGATAATTAGGTATTCGATAACATACCAAAGGTAGAAGAATCCAAAAGTCAGAGCCACTACCCACCAAAAGGATATACCAAATGATAACCAGAGTATGATACCAAGTATCAAACCCGCTATACTACACTCAATCTGCTGTATCTGATGAATACACTCATGATTGATATCATCGGGTTTACACTCTTCTACTTTGTGTTTGAAGAATGAGTTATACACCAGAGTAATTGCTTTGTAACTGGGGAAAAGAAATACTTTTGCTACCCAGCTGTTAAAATGACATCTTTTCATAATTTATCTTTGAAGTTTTCGTAAGCATTTCTTAGTTTTTGGTCGTAGGCATTCTGGGCATACCCGGGACCATTGTATTTTCTGGCAAAGCCAGCCCAGTCCTTTTCTTTGAGATTACTCAAACAACCAGAGTTTTTCATGAAATAATACATGAGTTCTAGTTGATTTGCATGAGATTCCGACATCTTATGAACGAATTCAAAGACATCTTTACATTCACAGAGGTTGTGATTGAACCCACAAATCTGGAACATACCCCAACTTGCAGACTTCAATGCACATTCTTCGTCAATTTCTTTGGCTAATTCGAGTCTCTTATACTCGTGTACACCTCCCAAATACTTCGATTTATCCCATTTAGGGAAGAAAATCGTAGAATATCTCTTACAAAGGTAAGCTAAATCTCTGTCAGGGAATTTCTTATGTACTTCTTTGTACATAATGTGACCCTCAAAGAGAATTTGAGGCCTACCATCAGCTAAAAACCCATCTCTACCTGCAGCTTCTACCAATTGAACAGCCTTCAATAGAGCAGGTTCTAGACCTAAGCGAGTAGCAAGGTCTTTAATCATTTCATTTGTTAGTTTATCCATAACTTATCAGTTTTAATGGTTCAATTTTAGTAACAAAAGTATTGCTTATAACCCATTTTCAATATGTTTAGAGGTTCTATTATCATATATAACTTATAAAATAATGCAATATGGACAAGAAAAATGAGTGCCAGATATGTGGCAAACCAATTAATTTAGAGGAATTCGATGAAACTAGAGAGATTCCCCAACTTATGGCAAGAAAACAAGTTTGTTTTAAATGTGCTTTTTGGTTTAATCGATTAGCTTATGATAAAGAGCTTGAGAAAGAGGGTAAAATTGCGGTAATTACTCCCGATTATTCCCATTGGATAACTAAAATTCCCGGAAATATTTTAATGGTGCCCTCGGCTTTTGGTGGTATTTACCAAACTAAACTCCAACCAGTAAACACTCTGGGAGTTATTGATGAAGACCGAGAGAAACTTTTCATTATCCGTTATAATAACATCGCTCACCAGGGCACTATACCAGAGCATCTAAGAGATGCTTTTAAAGTAAACGGAATATTTCTATCTCCACAGGAATACAAAATGCTAGAGGATTACCGGGGCAATGCCTATGAATTTATAAAAAATAAAATAGATAATGCAATAAATAAGAAATAATTTCGTATATTTGCATAAAGAAAAATTCTTATTAATAAATAAAGATATGAAAAAAGAAAAGAAAGAAATCAAAAAGCTCAAAGAGGGGGATGAGGTTCTCTTCACATTATCTGGAAGACCCATCATTGAGAAAGTTACAGTGGAATCCATCGATAAGAAAGGTGGATTTGCAATGCTCAGTAACCGAGTAAAAGTTGCAAGAACCTTAGGTCCTGATGATACATATCCAAGATTGGATGGGCAAAAGGGAGAAGTTCGTCCACTCACCGAAGAAAATGAAAGAGTATTCCTTGCATATAAGGCCTATTTCTCAATTAAGAGAAACATAGAATTACTTGATAAGGAGGTGAGAAGTATGAAAGATACCGATGCTTTTGATATGATGATTGAATTTGATAAGAAGCTTACCAAGATTATTAACAAATACCTCAAAGAACAATGACTACAGTATTAGCAATAATTTATTTGGTATGCTTACCGTTCACGGTATTTTTTGTAAGGGCTTGCTTGGATTATTTACCCTATACTCACAAAATACACTCTCTCGTTTTATTCATCTCGGTATGGTTGGTATTACCTCTATTTCTGATTTATCTATTAACCAAGTACATAAAATACAAATTACTATGAGATACTTTTTTGACAGAGATGGTAATTATGCTGGATCATCAATGCAAGGGTGGGAGATAATTCTCCTACTCTTGTTCCCAGTTGCTTTAATAATTTTCCTCGTATTCTTACCCTTCTATGTATTTCATAAATACAGTTCTAGAGAAGAGGATAAAAAATACGAGGAAGAACATCCAGAAATACTAAAAGTAGATTCTTATATTACTTGCTGGTATCCCTGGCATAGGTATTCTGTTGCATATACCTTAGCTTTGATATTTTGGGTAATTGCTTTTATAATTGGGATATTATCTTAATCTCAATATAAGTCTTAGGTTGGAATTCCCCAATAAAAGTTCAAATCTAATGGATATTTTTTAGTGGGGTTAAACCTACTGGGGAGTATAAGACCCCGCCCCCCGCCAACAAAGGGGGTTGAAATTTTTTTAAGAGTATAGGAATTAAATCCAGTTGTTTTTGTTGTAAAGTATTGGTTATCGGGTAGATTGTAATTAGGGGAAAGAGAATTACCATTCTTATCAAAGCAGGACCAAGACAATATGTCGAAATTTCCCGGGTCAGTAGTAATATAGATATTAATCGTATATCTATTTTGATTTACTATCCAATTCTTATATTGGGTACCCTTATCCATAAATCCATCTTCGCCACGAATATTGGTATCAACATAAAAAAAATGATTTGTGTCTACTCCATTGATGGATATAGGATTAAAACGTATTTCCCAATATTCAAGAGTAGATCCCTCCTGAGTTACTGTGAGATTGATTTTGTTATTAGACTCATTTTGGGTAAATGTCAG